TCTCCATGCTGGATTTGCTGCTTTAGCTCTTTCAAAAGCTGCTGCGTAGTCCTTTGTAGCTGCTGGTTGAGCAGCAGGTGCTGGAGTAGTTTTAAGCTGACTTGCTGGTTTGTTTCCTTGCGTAACAACACTTTGTCGTGCTTGCAGCTCAGTAATAGCAGCTTTATGTGTATTCTGTAAGTCTGTTAAAGCATATGTTAGAGCATCTGCATTTTTCCATGTATCAGAAGAAACAATCTGGTCATAAGCACGTTGTGCATCGCCTTCAGTTTGAGTTCCTTTAGCCAGTAACAAAAGTTTATTAGCTTCACCCAACACTGTACGCTTAAGCGCATCAAACTTATTTCTGTCTTCTGTATTAATACCAAGAGCAGCTGCTCCGCTACGGAAGAAATTAGATACAAGACCTAAATCCATCTGTTGAATAGTTGGTATAAGCACATCAAGTTTAGCACCTGAAGCCTGTAAAGAGGCTATCTTTTGTGCTGTATCTGCTGCATCTTTGACAAGAGCAGGAGCAAGAGGCTTGTCTCCTTTAGCTTCGTTAATTACTTTAATACGAGCAATAAACTCAGGAGAGCCGGGAGCAAGACCTTCTTCACTTGCTTGCTTACCTGCTGGAGATAGTGCCTGTGCTTTAGCAATAGGGTTACGAGGAACTAATAGTGAATAATCAGGTGTTCCTGAGTCTATAGAATCAGCGTAGGCTTGTACGCTTTCTGCTGTATATAAACCGGGATTGACCTTACCAATACCACCTGCACCGCCTTCTTTAGCCTTCTTCATAGCTGCTTCACCTCTGTTGGTGTAGTAGCCAGCCTGTGCTTCTTTGAGTTTCGCTTCTGATGCTGCTTTCTGCAATTCAGCTGCTTTAGCATACATCTGCTGTGCTTCAGCGCCATAGCCAAGAGCTGCTGCTTGTTTAGCCATAGCTGTTGCACCTTCAACCGTGTTATAGTCACCGCCTTGTAGGATGCCCTGTAAGTCAGCAGACTTCTTCATCTGAGGGTCTTGCCCACCAAGCATACCACCAACAGCTCCTGCAAGCTGGTTTCCACCACGATAGAGGGAATAAGAAGCTCTAGCCTCTGGAGACATCTGAGCAAAGGCACTAGCTTGTGTATTAAGCTGGTCTGCTCGTTGCTGTGTTAGTTCTTCTGGGGTATATCCGAATAGTCCTTTTACAATATCAGTCATATTTATTCCTTAGTCCCAATAGTTTGTGCCAAATGCATAAGCACCGGGGTCAGCTGTAAAAGTACCAGTACTCCCTCCGCCAAACAGGTTCTTAACACCTGACATTAGCTGTTTATTCCCTGCTGCACCTGAGATGGCATCTGCCCAAGGGTTAGCCTTATTAGCTGCTGCCATTGAAGCTGCTGCCGCTGTTCCACCTGAATATAATGTCTGACCAACATTAGCCCCTGCCTGAGCAGCACGACCACCCAAGGCACTACCAATGTCCAAAGCTCCTTGACCAGCTGTTTCAAGGCTCTGAGCCAAGCCAAACTGTGTCTTATAGGGGTTATATGCTTGAGAGGTTAAGTCGATACCAGCACCTAACAGTCCTTGTCCAAACTGAGTAGCTGCACGTCCTTCTGCCTGTGCGTTTGCTGCAAGACCAAGGTTCTGCTGTGCCAAGGCGTTATAATAGGCTTGAGCCTCTGGGTTAGCTGCTCCAAGCATACCACCCTGAGCAATGGATAAACCTCCACGGCCTGTATTCTGTAAGTTCTGCTGTAGCCGTGCATATGCCATGTCGTTGCTAGGAGCAAGCAAGGCTTGTTGATTCTGCATATATCTCTGAGCTGCTTGCTCTGGAGAGGTGGCTAGATAGCCTTGACCAAGGTTAAATAGTCCTTGACCTGCTTGCTGCCCCTGCTGAATCATGTCCATGCCAGACCCACCAGCTTGTGCTAAGAAAGCATCTCGCTGTGCTGCTAGTTCAGGACTAAGGGTGTAACCTGCTGAGGTTAAATTCCCTTGAGCATCTGTACCGAAGTTGCTCTTACCAAAGGCTGTTGTAACCCCTACAGGTCGAAAGCGTTGGGCATCTGCTGCTATACGGGCAGCCTCTAGCTGTGCGTTAGCTTGTGTGTTAGCTGCGCTCTTGTTGCTTTCCCCTTGCAGATAACCGCCAAGAAGACTAGCACCTGCTCCTAAAAGTAATGGTAACATTTATATGTCCTTGCGCTTAAGTTTTAATGATGAAGTAGATGCCAAGAGAAGGGTGTAGGTTTGCATCTGTGCCTGATGAGCCTACTGTGGAGATAGAAACCACAGCGGATGCTGCCCCTGTAGATACTGTGCTGCCCGGAGTGGCTACAGAGGCTAGGTCTCCTCCGCCTTGGTTAATTAGGCGAGAACCTGTGTTAACGTAGGTGTGCGAATGGCCTGAATCAGAGGCTGTGTGAGTATGTGAGACTACTACAGCATCTTTAGAGCCTAATTGACTATTTGCATTGTATAAGTTACCTGCACCAATAGGAGACCTATTGACAAAGTTTGGTAGGTTGAAGGTTGTACTTCCATCACCAGCTCCAAACGTATTTCCAATAGTAGCATATAGAGCTGCATATGTTGAACGACTAACAGCTGACCCGTTAGCCATCAAGAAGCCTGTAGGAGCTGTTCCTAAGGCCCACATCATAACGGTTCCTGCCGGAGCAACGCTAGCAATAACAAAAGCTGTTGTCGCTAGTTGTGTTGTGTTTGTACCTACAGCAGCTGTAGGAGCAGCAGGAGTACCTGTAAAGGTGGGAGACAAGCTATCAGCCTTTGTAGCTACAGCCGTTGCAATGTTATTAAACTCTGCATCAATCTCAGTGCCTTTGACAATCTTTAGGGCATTGCCAGTGGCTAAACTGTCCTTAGATGCAAAATTAGTGCTCTTTGTGTAATTTGTCAATCTTATTCTCCTTGTTTTAAGAAAGCTACTAAGATTTCTAAATCTTCAACAGTAGCGTATGCTTTTAATCTATTTGCTTTCCAAGAGATAATTTGTATGTTATCTTTTGTATAGCCTCTATCTGAATCAATCCTATCGATACTTGGACTTGTTTCTCTAAATCCTGCGGTATTAAATTCTAAATCAAAACCAAAAACAGGACATTTTCCGTCTACTGGATATAGCTCTTTAATATCGTCAAGAGTTATAGAATGTTCCCTGTCTTTAAGTTTTGCACGTTGTTTAGAAGCATTTAAAAGCATCTGCAATCTATATTCAAAGTTTTTACGCTTATTCTTTTGATATGCCCTGCTGTAATTTAACACAGTATCTTTATTTGCTTCTCTCCGTACTTTTTGATATGCAATATCGCATGAACGGCATTTATACTGAAGACCGTCTTTAGAAGCTAAGTTTTTAGAAAACTCAGATAAAGAAAGATGTTGCAAACAAGCATTGCATTGTTTACCTTGCTCGACAAGTTTTAGAAATAAAGACATTAAACAATCTTGCCATTTTTGGCGTGTATCTCAATCTTCTGTATACTCAGGGGGCTTCCTTGGATGTCAGCCTCATACCCTGTTTGAACTACCTTGCCTCCTCCTGTTGGGTAGGCTACAAGAGTTTGTAGAGCTACACCGTCAGAATATTCAGCAATGTTGTATTCAGCTACTCCATAGTTATAAACTTGCTGAGAAGCAATCTTTACGTTCTGTGCGTAATAATTACCTGTGAAATCGTAGCCCCATTTAATTGTCACAAACTGGTCGCTACCGCCAATAACCACTGTCGATAGTTTCTTCAGAATGGTAGTTACAGAAGGAGCACCAAGGTCGGTGTGGTTAGTAAAGTATTGAAACCGATAACTAGTTGTGTTGTCGAAGTAGCCTGTGTACTTACCAATAAAGCCAGCCTTACCGATTAAGAGACTTCCGTCCCTACGACTACAGAAACAAGCAGGAGTCATTGAGTCCCATGTTGTAACCCGTGCGCTACCGTCCTGTAAGCTCTGTTTTAGGTCGAAACAATAGACAATGCTTAGGGAGGGTACAGACAGCAGATAAAAGCTCTCTAAGGGGCTGTATACGCTCTTTACGAGGCTTAAATCAGCACCATCTAAAGCTCGCATCAAATCGTCACGGACATTCTTGCTGAGGTCTCTAAATGGAGCACTCTTTTCCTGTATGGTTCGGAGAATGCTTCGTACACCTGTTTTAGACAAGAAGATGACATCAGTACCTGTATTCTGGACACTATCCCTAGCAATACAGCCAATGCCTGTAACTGTATCAGACAGCACCATTGTTGATGGATTAGAAGCTCCTGAATATACTAATATATTCTCAGTGCCTAGAATGAATAAGAAGTCATTGTGCGTAGCAAGAGCTACCACCGTGTCATTACCGTTAGGCCACACAGTTGTTGTATCTAATGTTCCAGCACTTCCTGTTGCATATTTCTCAGGGTGTACGACATCGCTCCACTGAATAAGGCTCTTATCTGTGTTTGTGTCTACATTCCATACACGACCAAAAGCAGCTATAGCGAAGTTGGCTTGCTGTACTGCCCCATTATACCCTGAAACTTCGCTAATACGGCGATAGGTTGTGGTTGAGAATGCAGAATCAAAGACTAATGGGTCATGTCCTCGTTGGAAGGCGTATGCTGCTCCTCCTAGATGACACACGCTCCAATTGTCTCCTGTAATGGTTGGAGCCGTACCACCGCCTCCATAGGTCATTTCTACAAGAGCACCAGCATCAAGTTTAAACAGCTTGTTATTACCGAAGGCTAGTGTATAAGAAACACCAGCATCGTCAATGTGTTCAGAAATTGTCCGAATAACAGCTGTGCCTAAAGCCCCTGAAGCTGTGTTCTGGGGAGACCAGCCCTTACGAGCACCAATACGACCAAACTTATCAATCACTGCATTATTAGCAACAAGAGCAAAACCAGAAGCTAGGTCTAAGCTGCTGTCTTGTGTGTTTAGTCCAAAGAAGCCGGGAGCTGTAATGCTATAAGTTTGTATTTGCTGTGTCATGCCCAATTCCAGCTGTCTAGCTCGTTATAACGACTGTTCTCAATTGCAATGTAGTCTGCCAATGCACTCTTAAACATTCCGTATGCTTCGCTATTGGTTAAGCCACCGTCTTCACCACGTTCCACTAACGACCGAGCAAGGGCTAACAGAATGACAGGTTCTTTAGGAACAATCATTGTAGCTGCGTCAGTTGTCAGCTCATTCTGTGGCTGATAGATGTTAAAGAAGATTTGATATACACCGTCAGGAATAGGGAACAAATCAACCTGTGTGTCTCCGTTACTATCTACACCGTTAAAGTTGAAATAGTTAGGAGCACCCTTTTGAGGGTTTGGAGAGCTTAAGAAGCTCTGAGTCATGCTAATAGCGTCACGGCTTTCTAAGTGATAGCGATTTGTATTGTTATAAATCTCAATAACTTTAAAGCGAGACCCTGTACCTACGAGGGCGTAGTTGAAGATGCCATCAGAGGTGTTAGCTGTCAGCGTTGTTGTGAGAGCGTTCCAATCATAGCTGTCTTCAACTTGTCGTTTAGCATCGTTTACAAACTTACCGACCAGCTTGGACAGAACATTCTCGTTGACAGTGGTAACTTCTGGCTCACGCAAGCGAACAAGAACATCATTCACTAGTGATAGGAAAGTTGGGAGTGCCATTAGTATTTCTTCTTAGGTGCTACAGGCTTTGGAGCAGGAGCTGGTTTCTTACGTTTGTTGTTTGTAGCGGTACGTTGACCACGCATGGGCATTGCTTTCATATGTTTCCTTTATTTAATTCCGTGTGCGAATAAAAACTCTTTTAGTATATACAGTATACCTACCAGCCCCATCCATACTAAACCAACAAGTGATTTCTCAATGATGGCTTCTCTTAGCTTAATGCTCTGAGCTTCTTTCTTAATGGCTAGTCTCACCCATTGCTGTTCTTCATCAGAGAGGTGGGCTGAGTTCTTTAAGGCTGCTGTTAGGTCTGCTATTAGTTCTGAACGTTCATCTGCTGTCATGGGGAGACCTCAGGAGCCGAAGGCGAACTCTCGTCCGCAGGTAGTGGTGTGTTGCCTTCAGCAAGCCAAGCTAGATAGGCTTGGTAGTCTGTGTTGCCTTCAGCAAATGGAATAAAAGCATTGTCAGCAATACGCTTAACAATGTCATTGGGATTGCCAGTAAGAGGGTTTAATAGTAATTTATACATTTTATAACTCCGAAGAAACTACCCAACTAAATTGAAAATATCCGTATGCTGTATTGTTAGCAATCATATAAATCTCTACTCCATCAACACCTGAGCCATTTGTTGCTGCTGAACCTCCGAAATTTAATGTTGTAGCTGCTGTAGGTGTAATCGTACCTGCCGTTCTTTTTGTTACTTTATAAAAAACATTAGAAAAAAATGCACTACCATTTATTACATAACCAGACCAGATGTTTAGAAAATCCGACTTTTCATAATACCGCTGACACAACATCAACTCCGTCCCATAAGGCCGATAGTCAAACGATGTGGCTGTGCTGCCTTTTTCAAGCTGAACATTTCCGCAAGTGCCTGTATTGAATTCCACGTTTAAATTAGTGCCAGCAACCCAACCTGTAACCGTTACAGTTCCACTAGAACCATAAGTGCCGCCATTCAAACGCCCTTGTGCAGTGCCTGTCCAAGACAGCACATAAGTACCGCCTTCAGGTAGGTTACAGCCCTCAACCACTTGAATGATGCTTCCTGCCGTGATGGTAATGGTTGTGTTTACACCTAATGCGCCTTGGGTAAATGTGTAAGTACCTGCGGATGCTCCACCCTTCCAGCGGTCATGCCCATAAGTACCTGATGCCAAAGATGTGCCGGATGTATAACCACGCTGGTTAATAATAAACCCACCATCAATAATCCGGTTTTTCATTCCAACTTGGGAACTTGCTTGTACAGAAGCATCAGGAAACGTAACACCGCCAGTTCCAGATATTGATGTGGTCATTTTGGAAACTCCTCTTTTACCGCTGTGATTGCTGCCTTCCAAGTGTCCATGCCACCGTGGTACAGTAGGTCAAGTTGGTCTGCAATTGATGGGTATGCCGCTGCACGTTTGTCTTTATATGCGTTGGCATCTATGTAGGCTTGCACAGCAGCCTCGCTGTATTGGACAGGGTTGCCAGCAGCGTCAAAGGCTTCATCGCCACGGATAACAACAGCCGTAGGAACAACAGCGTAAATTGCTTGGTGCTTATTCATGCTGCTATCTCCATGAGGGTAATTGTTGAAGTAGTAACATTATTTAAACTATAGTTTATGTAAGCCGTCCCACCTGAAACATCAATGCCATATTGCACTTTGTATGTAGTAGCGGATGTAGTTGCTGGACTATCTAAATAATTTGCTGTAGCAGAACAAATACTAAATGCAGTTGAATTAGTAAACCCCGCTCCATTATCAATACCAAGTATTGCAGTAGCACCCCTAACTAATTGATATTTAGGGCCTGTATTAAATCCGCTTTTACCTACACCACTTAATGAGACAATAACCAAAATCTTGTTAGATGAACTTGTTGGTGTAATCGATGCAGTTAATCCTGTGTCAGCATACGATGTTGATGTAGTTGACCCATAAGTTGCATAAGTAGCATTAACCACTTGCAAAACAGTACCAGCCGAAGCCGTTGTCAGCATAGTTCCCGTCACCGCAGGAACAGTCACCGTAAAGGTGCTTGCTGTGTTTGTTGGGACAAGTTCGATGCTTCCACCGCTTGCCGCTGCGAGTTTAACTCCCATTTAATTGCTCCTGTGTTGGTCGTGCATAGGTGGGGTGTTCCCACTTGGCTATGTAGTCGCCTTTGCCATCGCTATCGTTCTGAAGCGTGATTACAGTCAAAAAATCACGATCTGTGAGTTCTGGGTAAAGTGCTTTGATTTTTTCGTAAATTGTCATTATGCTGCCCTAGCTAAAAAACCAGACATATAGACAGTTACGCTACTAGCGGTCATGCTTTGAGATGTCCCAAGGTTTGTGTATAACTCAATGTAATCTGTAGAGCCGTTTAAATAAACCATTGCTGATAAAGTAGGTATTCCGAATGTACTCAAATACGCACTTTTATATTGCGACCCGTTTTTATAAATTGATACTAAATTAGCACCAGAAAAAGTACTAACAGGTTGTGCTTGACAGTTAACTTGATAATATCCAGCCACTGTTGGAGTAAAACGATAGTTAGTAGATGAATCAAAATTACTGTTAGTGTCCCATTCTTCGGCGTTAAGTTGAACTTTTGTCCAAACACCACCAGTAAACGATTGTGTAGAATTTAGGTATGCACTAAACGCAGGGCCAGTACCTGCCACATCAGTAGCCAATTCAGGCTGAGTAATGATGGCATCAGGAAGCCCACCAGCGGTAATGCCTGTAACCGTACCTGACCCGTTAATTGTGATTGTCATGTTTGTTCCTTATACGACCACCCA